GTGCACCGCGGCCTTGGCCAGCACGTCCATGACCTTGAGGCGCTTGCACGCGTCCTCCAGGCGCTTGATGCGCTCGGTCTTCTTCTCCTTGCCCGCGCTCTGGAACTCGATGCCCTCGCGGGTCATCTCGTACGCGATGGTCTCGGTTATTGCGCGGTACTCGGGCCGCTGCGCTAATTCGCTGAGCAGCTGGTAGCCCAACCAACCTTGACCCTCGGCCAGCGCCGAGCTAGCAGCCCACTGCTGCGACCACGCGACGACCTCGATCGTCTGCGAGTCCAGCGCCATCTTGGGCTCGTCCTTCGGCACCACACCAGGGAAGGGCGGGGCTGCGCTGAAGAGCGCCTTGACCCGCTCGCCCTCCGCGAGCATCGACGCAGCGCGCGCCTTCGTCATCGACTGCGCTCGGCCCCGGCGCAGCGCAGCATCTGGCACCCTGAGCTGCGGGCCGGCGCGGTTGCGCGCGACCGCCGCCTCAAGCGCGGGGATGGTCGGGGTTACGAGCTTTAGGTTGGAGGGCATCGCTTCAGCAAAATAAGCTCCACGTGCCCGACTCACCTGGGACCGACGTGTTGTTATCGATTATCGACTTCCAGGTAACACCGTCCTTGAGAACGTGCTGCCCTAGCGCGTAACCTCCCGCGGCTATCTGCGCTACCCGCGCTACTGCGGTGAGCGGCGTCAGCGTCTGGTTACTGTTTGTCGTCGCTACGGTGATGGCCAAAGGATAACGCTCCTAGAACACGTGCTGTATGGCCGGCGCACCGGACGCGAAGCTCCCGCTCCTGCGGCCCTCGAATATCTTCGTCTTGACCTCGGCCTCGTCGTCGCCCCAGACGACCACGCCCTGGCGCACCAGGTCACTCTGCGCGTTGTCCTGCGCCCAGCGGGGGAAGTCGCGCACGTCGTCGACGTGGTTCAGGCGGTACCCGCCGTATAGAGTGGGGTCCTGGCCAACGACTTGCGCCACCTCGCCGATCGGCGTGCCCTCGACGGCCGGTCCGCGCAGCACGACGCCGCCGCAATTGAGGCCATTGGGATGCTTGCAGGCGATGATCAAGATATTAATATCCTCAGTTAGCTATCGATAGCCTACTTTACCGGCCCCCTGCGGATCGCGGGCTCGATACAATAACGCATTGGACACATACAGCCCCGAGCCACTGACCGGCTTCTGCGCGCCTTCGGTCGGCTGCATCGCAGTAACGACCGTAGCAACGCGAGCCCGCGTCATCAATCCCTCGGATATCTTCATCTCGCCCAGACCTCGCGCGAAATCGATCACGACCGCATCGGCCAGGTTCGGCGACTTCGTGCCCTCCGGTGCCTTGTCGATAGCGATCTTCCCGACTGCCGTGGTAGCGAATGTCGGCTGACTCAATTCGGCTGCCAGCTTCAACCGCATCCTAGGATTATCACCCTGGTCGATCGTGGCGGACAGCGAGACGATCTCGTCCGGGCTACACCGCACCTTGACACCGTCCTCGTCGCCCACGATCCAACGGTGCGTCTTACGAAACCGCTCCCGCAGAGCCCACCAACTCTGGGCCTTGCAATTGGCAAAGAAGTCTTTGTTCTTGCGACCGCGCACGTCCTGGCCATCGGGGTTCCACACTGCGCCCGAGCCGCGGTACGGCGTCGCGCTGATCTTAGGTTGACCAGCCGAACCACGCTGGACGTTCACCACACGAGCGTCGCCGCGTACCCCGGCGCCGAGTCCGTCAGAATCGTAGCGAAATCCTTCGAGTCCGAAATGGTCACAAATGCGGAACGCGCGCTCCACCGACTTGAAGATATCCGCACCCTTGCCGGGCCACTCCTCCAGCCACTTGACCTCGACGCCGTGACGCACGGCGAAAGCCAACAGGTCGCCGCCCTCGTCGGCCACGTCCAGTGCGCCTACGCTCTCGCCGCTAGGCTCGATGCCCAATTTCTCGCACGCATCGAACGCGGCCAGCACCCAGGCGTGCGGGATTAGGACACCCTCGACCGAGGCCGCGTAGTCAATGTCGAGCTCCTGGGCGACGATGATCGGATTGTCAATGTCCGCGACCTGTTTCGCGTACCAACCGTCGTCCTTGCGCGGGTCATCGCGCCAGTGGAAGGTGAAGACCTCTATCTTCCCCGCGTGGCGCTTCTGCTCGAACGGATTGCCCAGACCGTTGGGCGTCGACACGTCCTGCCGGCAGTTGGTCGTCTGGCTAAGAGCCGCGTCGATCATCAGCGGATGTTCCAGGAACGCCGCTTCGTCGACAAAGTAGATCGACTTCCTATCGCCACGGCCGATGTTATCGCCGCTCTCACCCGTTATGATCGAGTCGCTCTGCGGGAACATGATCCGCATGTGCGGGGCGTGACGATCGGATTCCCAACCCATACGGAACTCAACCGGCAGTTCGTCCATAAAAAGTCGCGCCTTGTAGAACAGCGACTTGGGGTCACCGATCCGGTCGACGTATTCCTCCTTGCGCGACCCGAAGCCCACAGCGAGGCCGCGGTGGAACAGGCAAAGGGTACACGCGAGCGCGACGCTGAGCCAGGATACACCGCTGTCGCGACTCTTCTCGGTGATGCCTGGTCGCTGGTCACGCCAGCACTTGATGACGAAATCGATCCACTCGACCTGACGCTCGAACAACACGAATGGCACCAAGGCCGGAAGACCGCGCTCCACATTGCGCGGGTCGAGTGTTGTTCCCCAATCAGAAACAAAATCCGCCGGATTATCCCGATAATAGAGCTTCAGCGGTTCCAGCAGACTAGGATCCGCGCGCAGCCGCTCAAGGCGCTTGATGCGCTCTGAGAAGACCGCTTCATAATTGGGATTGCGCCAATCGAACGGGAATCCCAGCAAGCGTTAACCCTCACGTAACCGGCGGTACGCCTCCGAAGGTCCGAGGGTCATGTCGATTGGCCCACCATTCTTGCCGGTGTGCTCATGCTCGCGCTTGTCGCGCCAGAGATCGGAGCGACGATTCTTGAGCCAGAAGATGCACGCCGTCGTGTCAGGTGGCACTTCTTCCTCGTACTCGATGAGCATCTCGTTGCCTTCTCGGTCAAGGAGGGCCTTCACAACCTTGCGCGAGTAGCCCGTAGCGCGAGTGTATAACCGATGCGCAACTTCAGCATCGGAGCGCTCTTTGCCCTCTTTTAGGGCTATACCAAACTCAGGAATATCATCCTTCCAACAACGAATCGTCTTAACCGAAACGCCAAACGCATCAGCCAAATCCTGTTCCGTCGAGCCAAGCCGCGCGAACTTACGCGCCCAGTCAGCAAAGTCAGAATCATAAGTTGGCGGTCGCCCAACAGGGCGCGCTATCGCGGTGGTGGAGGGCATGAAATCCTTAAAGGCGCGTTGCGCGTCCCGCATCCCTTGACGCAGAATTCACGCAAAAGAAACACAACAGATGCTCTCGACCCCATTATCGCGGGAAGTTTCGCACCCTAATCCTTAGCGCCTATAGTAAAATCCAGCCCCTGTAAAGCACTATTTTTACCCCACCCGCTTCCGTCGCCCATACTGCGGCGTCCGCAAGTCCTTATCCTCCGCATAAACCTTCTCGTAATCCCCATGCGGGAACCACGCCGGAATCAGCCTCCCGAACATCATCGTCTGCACACGGCAGCCCTTGGCATCGAGCCAGAGCACCACGCCCGTTGCCCCTAGCAGCGACCGCACGCTATCCCCCACCTTGACGTCGACAGAGAACTTCTCGGCCTCCGGAAGCTTGAGCTCGCCGTCAGCGGTGACGGCCCGCTCCATCAGCCGCGCGACCTCGCTGTCGGCCACCGGGTCCGGGTACTCGCCGCCGATGAACCGGGTCCTCTCGCCACAGCGGTTGCGCACGTCGTGCCAGACACTGCCATCCGATCCGTCGAAGCTGATCAACATCATGCCGGCCGACAGCCCCCGCACCATCTCCCGCGTCGTGTTGCGCCACGTGCGCCGCTCAACGTAGCGCGGCCAGATCGCCCGGTACGTGGCACCGGCCAGCCACCGCGGATCCGGGTTCGGCGCTCCGCCCGCGAGGTTGCGCAAAGCCAGCGGCTCAAGCCCGAACGAGGTGAAGGCGGCGTGCCAGCGATCGGTCAAGGTTTGCATCTCCCCAAGCTGTGTGCTGGGGAGCGCTTATAGCTTGGGTTCGGGGGCGGGTAAAGTCGTTTGATTATGGTGGGATAGGGGGTGGAAGTTAAGGTGGGACTTTAAGATCGCCCAACCAGCGAAGGTGAGTAACCTACCGTAACGTCCAGCGGTTACGGCTCAAACCCGCAGAATCCCTTGAACGTTACTACTGTTACCCCCGTAACCTATATATTAATAAAAGAGAGAAGAAAATAACGCTACGCAAATTCTTGGCAAAGAGTACGACATAGGTAGTTACGGGTAACGGTAGGTTACGCCTAAGCAATATCAATAAGTTAACCCGTAACCGCGTAACCCCCTATTCGGCTATTAATAGCTATCGTAACCTACCGTTACCTACGTAACCCCCACTTTAGCTCCATAAAACCAAACGATGATCAGAAAATAAATACCTATTTACCCGCAAACCACCGCCCGCTATAGTAAGCGGGCTTAGCGTATCGGGGAGGCGTTATTGTCCGAGCAGATCGTCGGGGCTTGGTGGGAAACTTTCCGCAACACTCACGTGACGCCACGCCAAGTGGTCACGGCCGCGATCGAGGGCAACGAGACGATCCTCGCCGCAATCTCGTCTTAC